CCTAGAAATTTGATCTCATCAACTAGACCAGTGTCATTATCATCTTCATAGGGTTTACCATATTGAAAATACATGGCTTTTAGCATTTCAAAATCTCGAACATCTACATAATTCCACTGTGTACAATTAGTCATCCATTGTCCTAGTCTAGCACCATAGATTGCATAAAGACCGTTTTGTTCATGTGCTCCTACAGTCGACCAGATTTTTAATCTGTGTAAATTATGCCACCATATGCGTTCTTTGATTTCATCTACTGGTACTTTGACTCCGTCAAGCAATGTCATTTTAACACCTTCGCGGAATCCTGCTCGCCATGCTTGAAATGGACTCCCAGTAATTACAGTTTCACTATAACATTCAGCAAACTGTTTATAGCCTGCTTCCCAACAAAAGTCAACTTGTCCACGATCGCTGTCACTGGCCTCGTGAGTTTTCATATTAAGTATAAAATCCTTACGCCAGATTTTTAAGCCACCGTTTCCATAAAGCAATCCGTTTATGCGATTTCTGGCCAACCAGCTATAGACCTGTATGTCTTTGTTATTAGGATCAAATTCTAAATTAAAAAATCTATTATCAACAATATTGTCAGCATCAACAGTAATAACCCACTCTGTTTCACTGGCTTCTGCTGCGGCTTTGTGTGCGGCGTCACTGCCTTTAACTCCGTGTATACGTTTGGCCCAAGGTACCTTGTTGCATAGATCAGCATAATGCTGATCAGCATTAGGCTCATCGTAGCTTAAAAATACAATATCAAGTTCCAGTGTTTTCATATGTGTAAGTTTGAAAAATTCTTCTTGTATAGATACTAAACTTTTTAGGAAGATCTAGTTTAATACGATGAGGATATTTTACTAATTCGTTGACATTAAAATTAATCATTTCTAATAGTATGTTAGGATCGTTATATTCTGTTATTAAAAATACCATATCCTGATCACCTTGCCACTCTAGTGTTTTTAACAAAGGATTAATTTTAAATGTTAATAACGATTCTTCTCTATTGTATTCAATAGATATATCTGGTTTAGTAACTTTAGACCACTGCCTATCTATAACTCTATGCAATACATCGTCAATCTTTGTTAGTCCTGTTATAGTAGTAAGATTTACCTTTATTACATTACCTGTTGCAATGTCTACCTTGTAATTCCTAAGCATTTCAATCCCATCATAGATTGTCATTGCCGTTGAATTATCAATTTGTATTTTATTTTGAATATGTGCTACAGATTCACCGGGATGTAAAGCAATTACATTTCCGGAAATATCAAATTCAAAGAAATAAGTTTCCTCTAAAACTTTGATAGTTTTAATCCATTCGTCAAAGGGTGCTAGATCTAGTTTTTCTTCCATACTATCTCCTCTAGCATACTAACTAATTCATCTGAAACAATATCTTTTTCAACATAATGAATAATATCAGTTTGTTGATAATTTCCAATTTTTAATTGGCCGTTGCTTTTAAGATAAAATCCTGCATGATCGGTTACACGATCCGCATCCCACGGCCAATTTTGTACTTGAGGTTTTAAATGTACCAACCTAGGAAAATCTAAAGGGTATGCTATTTCACTGTCGGTATCTAGTAATTTAGCTGCTAAGGCAAATGATTCGTCTGTGCCTATTACTTTAGGTATATGGTTACTTAAATAAAGATTTTTAAATTCAATAGGATTGATAAAAATTTGACGGGCTAATTCAAAGAAATCTTTTCTAGAATCTTTCTTAAAAAACGTCCACATTGAATACAAATTAGGAAGATCGTTTTTAGTAAATGCCTTACGATAAGCATCACTAGTAACTACTTCACCCCTATATGTAAATGCACGATTAGCAATATACAGTTCTGTATTTTCAATAAAATAATCAATCCAATGGCTAGTATCTCTAAGAAACAACATGTCGGCATCAATGCAGACTGTATGTTCCCAAGGAGAAACTTCGTCCATCCACGATCTACCATCCCAGAATTTTTGTTCAGGCCATTCAATTACTTGATCAAATACCCAAGGACTTTTTAAAGCATTAACTAATGATTTGTCATTGATAACTAAAGCCACTTTGTCATATCCGGGCTTCTGAGTATTTTTAATACTTAAAGCTGCCGCATAGGCTAATTTAAGGTAATCTATATCGGGATGAGCTGCTACAAATATTAGGTAACCAAAGTTCATATCAACTCCAGAAGACTGTCTTTGTTTCTGATTATGCTTTGTTTATTCATAACATGAACATCAGAACCTTTAGTTGTAGCAGCCCAAAATGCAGCAACATCCTGAGGTTGACTAACTAGGAAAGTTAATTTATCTTTATTAACTGTGTGTAAAATATCTTTATCAAATACTGTAAGTATCGGTGGAAGTGTATAGGCAAATTCAGTTTCAAATCCGTTCATGATATGTTTAGCAACACTAAAGGCAATATCGTTTCTAAACTGCTTAGGATTAAAGCGAAACAGATCTGCGTAATAGATATAATTGTCTTTGACAAAATCTACTAATTTAAAAAAGAATTGGCTCTCTGGGCTTTTGTCAAACATCACCGTAGTTGCCCAAAACATATGAACTCCGGTTTCACTAACACGATTGTCTAATATGCCGCCTCGGTCTCCGGTAAGATCTGTCATGCTATGCGCCATCATTACTGGAGCATCTACTTCCCAGTATTCATTTAGTCTATCTGAAAATATCAAATAATCGCTGTCAATTAACAGTGTTTGATCATACGGACTTAACTCCCAGACACTATACCTATTGGAATTAACAAACGGGATAACTTTGCTTTCAAATCCGTCATGTAATGTTCTTGTATTTTTTGTATAAGGTCTTTTGACTTCAATAATATTTTCAAAGACTTCTTTGGCTTTTATTAGTGTGCCGGATTCTTCCATCCAGTTTAAAGTACCAATATCTGTAACTAAACTTACAGAAACTCCAAGATTTTTCTTGGCGAGGCCGCCGGCAATTATAGACATTACTCCATAATCAACATCTGGACTATTGTGGGCAAATATTAATACGCCGCGTGTCATATTTCCAATAGCTTTTCAACTGTTCTACTAGATTTAATTTTTTGATAGTCTTCATAATATTCATAGGTAGCGGTAAAATACCTATCAATTATTTCATCTTTAAAAATCTGCAGATCTGCTACAAGTACTGGATTTCCATTCTCATCTATAAGGGGTACATTTTCTGTACGGCCTTGATCAATTAGCATTTGAACAAATACAATAAGTTCACGATTGATTTTAAATAGGCCGCCTGCATGGCCATAGGTCAACTTTGCGTTGATTTTTTCTTTTAGGGTTTTTCTTTGAATGGCTAGAGTCTGTCGATAATTGGCAAACTCTAGAGCCTTAGATAATCTTTCGTCCATGGAATCTCCGAATAAACATAGCTGATTATTTACCAGCTAGTCTAGGAGTCCAAAATATTATCCGCCTGTTATTGCGCCTGCTGAATAAGAAGCCCAAGCATAACTGGTCCAGGTGCCGCTTGGAGTAAGTGCATGTCCGCCTGTAGGATATGTTAATTCAACTGTGTATGATAGTGTTCCATTAACAAGGTCTTCAGGTAACGGGGGTTCTCCTGGAGTAGGATCTACATAGGGATCGTTCCATATTAACACAAAATTAAAAGTTGTGGCTGAGCCAATGGCTGCATTTAAATTAACTGAGATAGCGTAATTATTTGATGCATAAGGAGCACTCGAGTATACAGAATATAAAGAGGTAGAACCGGTTCCCCAACCATAAACAGCAGATCCTCCAAATTCTTGTGTACCTGCAGACGAAAGAAGATTGGTCCAAGCTGTATTTTGAGAACTTGCATCGCCGCCTGTTCTTGAACTGGCTATCCTTATTTTGCCACCACCGTTCCAAAAATATCTAGCTTGATTTGCATCAGAAAAAGTAAGAGCGTATGTAGCAGAAACAGAACTAACCCACGAGCTTGTTCTAGAATTACTTCCGGCAGCGGCAGTTGTTTTTCTAGTACTGTGACAACTAAATCTATCACCGTCTATTGTAGATGCGTAAGTGGAAAAAGAATTAGGATCTGTAGAATTAATTATGTCTCCTGAAACGTTTCCTGCTAAAGTAAGGGCGGCGGCGGAGCCAATTTGATGCGCACTGGCGTTTAATAAATCATAACGAATATTATTAAAATCATTAGCGGTAATCGAATCGCCTATATTTTTTGTAGCGCCAAAAGTAGTTTGGCCGTAGCCCCTACTTAATGATCCAACACCCATGACAGCAACCCCGGTACCATAGGGGTTGCTGACGTCGGTTGCAAGGGCTGTGGTTCCTGATCCTGCCATTTCTTAATCCTTAAAGAACGATTGCTTCAATTAATTTTACTTCAGTATTTAAACTAGATTCTAAAGCTATGGCAAAAGTGTTGGCATTAGAGTCTTCACTGGCCATTGCACATCCGTCTGGAGCAGCAACCAGTCTGTCACCTTTGCGTACATGCCCAATTACTCGAACTGGTACTCGACCTTTAAGAGCAATATAAGTGCCGTCTTCTAGGTCTTGATTCATCATTAGACCAGGTGCTCCGCTTACTACGCCTACGGCACGTTGTCCTACCCAGATGCTAGAAGTAACTTCGCGTTCGCCACCTACAATCATAACTGTACCAACGTCATATTCTTTGTCTGCTAGATATTTTTCAGCAAGGTCAGCACCTTGAACAGATGTAGCTGTACCGTTGAATATGTTAGCTGAAAGATTTCCGCTGCTGTCTCTTGCAGCAATGGTATTTGCAGTCTTAGAAGTTTTTGCAGATTTGTAAGATGAACTAGGACTATCTACCGCTTCATTGTCAATTTTTAACCTATCTACTTTATCTGCTGTTCCGATAAATCTATTGGCTGTTAAATCGCCGTTCGGATCTCTAGCGGCAATAGTATTAGCAACAGTTGTTATACTTTCGCCTTTACCGTTTAGATTATTTGTAGAAGTAGCGGTAGCTGCATTTCCTGTACAACTTGAACTGCTTCCTGTGACATTTCCTGTGACATTACCAACAACATTACCTGTGACATTACCAACAACATTACCTGTTAAATTTCCAATAAATGTACCAGTAACATTATTAGTAACTATAAGGTTGTCAGTCCAAATTTGATACCAGCGTAGATCATCACTGCCTAGTGAATATTGGCTGTCTATTCCTGGAAGAATTGCTGAGGTAGAGATATTGGCCAGTGTACGCATTTCTGTTGCTGAAACACGAATTTTAAATTTTATGTTATTTCCTGCTTGATTGGTTATTGCAATGTCAGCAGCATTATCAAGATCAATACTGCCTTTGACCGCAGATGCAGCACTAAATGTTACACCATATGAACTAAAATCAACAATGCTAGGGAATGAGGGATTTGCTTTTAATACTAGATCGTTGATTGTATAAACTAATGTATCGTCAGTAGGATCTACAATTGATTTTGTTGAAGAACTTGTTCCCCATATAGTTGCTGAAGATGCAGATGTAGTAACACCGTTATCGTTGTCTGTTCCTATTAAAGTTACACCTTTCTTAATACGTCCAAAATTAGGAATTAATGCTTTGTCAGCATCACTCAATGTAAATGTATCTTTACTAAAAATAGCAATATCAGTTCCGCCAGCTTTTATTCTAGCAATGGTCCTATTTTCGTTACCGCTGTCTTTAACCGTACTTGCGGTAATAGTAGTTTCACCTAATGTTGTAGAATTTTGCGGCCCTACTAAAATAAATTCTGTTCCGGTCCAGCAATATAATTGCTGAGCCAAACTATCAAACCAAAATTCGCCTGCACTTAGTCCCAACGGCGCTGATGCGCTAGCGGTAGATCCGCCTACTATTCTAAAACGTGATCCATCATAAACTTTAATTTTTCTATCAGTGCTGTCATACCAAATTTGTCCGGATACAGGCTTGCTAGGTTGACTAGCACCTGCAAAATTTTCCATTAGATGTAAGAAGTTTTCATTCTGTACTTGGCCATAACCGGCATAATTTTTACCAACAAATCTAATATTTGTGGTGTTATCAATAGTACCATCTGCTACAGATACTAAAAAACTGCCGTTATATCTATTAACTTGATAAGCCATTTTACACCTTTTTCTTTAGTTCGTCTATTTGTTGTTGTTGATCTTTAATAGCTTCTACAAGGTAAGCTACTAACTTAGTATATTGAACACCGTAGGGTTTGCCGTTTTCATCTGTAGTAACTAAATTAGGAATAATTTTATAAACATCTTCAGCAATTAGTCCAGGTTCATTGATAGCTGTATGATCTTTTCTGTCATAGGTTACCCCTGTGAGTTTTAAGATATTATCTAGTGCATTTGTAATAGGATTAACATTTTCTTTAAAAACAATGGTAGAAGTTTCTACAAGTTGCGTACAGGTGATTCTGCCTGCAACTCCTACTCCACCCGAAACTGTTAATGCTCCCGTAATAGTAGATGTGCTAGCGGTTGTATTTGTTATTTTAAATAGACCAGTAACCGTAGATGTACCGTCAACATTATCAAGTCTACTTGCTGGCCAGCCCCCCGGAGTTACACCATCATGTACTACAACAGTATTATTAGTTGTATTAATTGTTAGTTCGCCAGGAGCTCCAACAAACGTTCTATGTTCTGTTGTAGATCCCCTTCTAAATTGTATTCTTTTTGCCATTCCTAAATGCTCCTGGTATTAGTTTAGACCGCCGTAATCAACATATACATCGGCCACTGAAGTGATTGTTCCGTAATCTTCATTAGATTCTGCACCTAAAAATCTCCATGTAGAACCATCAAAACCTTCCCATTCGCCGAGGGTTGTATTAAATCGAATCATTCCTTGTAATGGTACTGTTGGTCTATTTCCAGTTGTTCCCGCCGATACCGATATTGCTCCTGTTCCTAAGAATCCACCGTTGCCAGAAACATATAAATTTCCGCCGACTGATGCTCCTCCCGAAACAACTAAAGCGCCTGTTCCGGGTCCTGAACTTACTGTTGTATTTGAAAAAGCAACTGCACCACTAGATGCTAATGTTGTAAATCTTGCTGATCCTGGATTAGATCCGCCAATATTGAAATTATTAATAGCTCCGACTGACCCTGATGATAAGTTAACAGAACTTGAACTCCCTGCTAGATTAACATTGAAATTAGATGCGGCACCTGTAGCTGCCGACATGCTAAAGTTTCCGCTAACTGCTACTGATTGTATTGCTAATGGCACTGATGGATTAGTAGATTGCACATCCCCTACAAACGTTCCGTAGAATGTATTGGCTCTAACAGTTTCAGCTACAATATTTCTCCACTTTGCCGTTGTTGATCCTAGATCATAAATGCCCGTTGTTCCCGGTTCGATCCCGGTAGGTTTTAAAACAAATATATCTTTAACATCTGCACCGTTGTTTGAAATTCTAAATACAATTGGTTGATTTTTTGTACTCTCTACAACAGGGATTGAACCATTTGCAACAGTTATAGTTACATCTTGTTGATCCCCTACAGATAGTCCGCTATCTGATAATACAATTCTACTGTTAAATGTTGAGCTAGACGATCTTATAAAGTCAGAAGCTGCGAATCCGCCTAGGCGATCAGAATTAGCTGCCGTTCCCCAAAATCTGTGAGAGGAAGTTGTAGCACCGGTAATGTAACTAGAGTTAATAAAGTTTATACCTGGTTCTAAATGAAAGAATCCGGTAATAGGATTTATGTTTGTATTAAGATCAAATGCTGCTCTTGATACAATTGCAATTACTTCACCACCAACTTGGAATTTAATAATTTGTTGTTCTGTTCCTACTTGGTCTTTAACCACTGCAGGACTGGTAGATGTTAGTCCGTAGACTGGTGCTTTTTCTGGACCAACTACAATAAATTGTGTTCCGTTCCAAACATTAATCTGTTCGTTTTGGTTATCCCACCAAAAATCTCCTGCGGAAAGACCTGTTGGAGAAGTAGCACTAGATTCTGCACTACTAGCTATTTTAAATTTAGTTCCGTCAAAGACTTTTAGTTTTTTTACACTAGTGTCAAACCATAGTTGACCAACTATTGCTTTTGCAGGGGCGCTGGAGTTTGCAAAATTTTCCAGCAAATGTAAAAAGTTTTCGTTTTCTACTTCACCGTAGCCGCTGTAATTTCTACCAACAAATCTTAGATCCGTAGCGGTAGTATTCAGTGTTTGATCGTCAACTGAAACAAAGAAAGTACCGTTATATTTGTTTAATTCATAGGCCATTTATATTATCCAAGCATGTAACTAGTATTTATCGTATGCTTATTAATTGGGTTCAGGCTCGCCAATGTCGTTTATAGGTTCTACAGGCCATATAGGAGCCAATGGCCAGTGTTCTTGTTTATCTACATCTCTCACCGCTGTTCTATAAGCCGCCCAAGCATCCTGCCAGGCCTGATCTTTCTTGGACTGTACGCTGGGCATTTCAGTCCAATCCGACGCAGCTAACAGACTTTTTTGTATACTTCTTGCTGCAATTAATGCATTAGCAGTAACATCTGCTTTTTCCTGATCGCTCATAGCCCGTACTTCCCAAGTCTGGGTTGCTACTGTGCCATCAAATACTGGAGTTAATTCAACAGCCTTTTGCAATACTCCTACATCTGGCGGT